GTCCCGTGTGTGGGCGGAGAGGTTATTTGGTTTAGGTGTAAGATCTGAAAAGGAGGAGCGATGAGAAAACTTATCAGTTCGGAATCGGTGACAGGCGGGCACCCAGATAAACTCTGCGACCAGATAAGCGACGGCGTCCTGGACGCTTTACTTGAGCAGGACGAGGGCGCTCGCGTCGCCGTAGAGGCTGCGGCCAAGGACGGCGCGGTCTGGGTGTTTGGTGAGGTCGCCTGCAACGGCTATGTCGATGTGCCTGCGGTGGTGCGCGGCGTGCTTAAAGACAACGGCTACACCGATCCCGCATACGGCGTGAGCGACCAGGGCGTTGGCGTCTTGGTTTCTATCTCCCGCCAGTCCTCCGACATTGCCCTCGGCGTTGATAGCCTTGACCCTCTTGGCCAGGGCGCTGGCGATCAGGGTTTGATGATCGGCTACGCCGCCAAAGAGACGCCAGAATTGATGCCGCTTCCGATCTCGCTCGCTCGGCGTTTGACCGACGCGCTGACGCACTACCGAGAGGCGAACCGACTGCCCTGGTTGCGGCCAGACGGCAAAGCCCAGGTGTCGGTGGCGTATGAGGATGGCGAGCCAGAGGAGATCACCAGCGTTGTGATCTCGGCACAGCACGACCCAGAGATCTCAATCAGCGAGGTCCGCTCCTCGCTCAAGATGATTGCCGAGCGTGTCCTGCCCGCCTGGATGATTACCGAGAACACCGACTTCCACTACAACCCGACAGGGCGCTTCGTTCTCGGCGGCCCAGCGGCGGACTCTGGATTGACTGGTCGCAAGATCATCGTAGACACCTACGGCGGCGCCGCTCGACATGGCGGCGGCGCCTTCAGCGGCAAGGACCCTAGCAAGGTAGACCGCACTGGCGCCTACGCGGCGCGCTGGATTGCCAAGAGCATTGTCTCCAACAAGATCGCTAGGCGGGCCGAGGTTGAGTTGGCATACGCCATCGGCGTAGCCGAGCCTGTCGCAATCAACATCGACACCTTTGGCGAGGCCGAGGACGGCGACCTTGCGCGGGAGATCAAGTTCCTGGTTGATCTACGACCAGGCGCGATCATTGAGCGGCTGGGGCTACGCTCGGTGAAGTATCAACCCTGTGCACGAGGCGGCCACTTCGGGCGCCTTGATCTTGATTTGCCCTGGGAGAAGGAGGTCGCACTGTGAGTGAAGCCAGCCCCTGGCGCACCAGGATCGTCGGACACGGCGAAGAGGACCCAGAGCAGTTGCTGGCGAACCCTGGCAACTGGCGCATCCATCCAGAGGCGCAACAGAAGGCGCTCTCTGGCGTACTCGGTCAAGTCGGCTGGGTTCAAAGCGTCATCGTCAACCGCACAACTGGGCACCTAGTCGATGGTCACCTTCGCGCCAGCCTGGCAATGAAAGACGGAGCCAAGAGCATCCCTGTGTCGTATGTTGAACTGACGCCCGACGAGGAGAACTTGGTCCTGGCGACTATCGATCCGCTTGCTGCAATGGCCGTGACCGACGGCGCCAAACTTGCCGAACTTCTCAGCGGAGTGAGTTTTGATAACGCCGAGTTGGAAGGCATCCTTGGCGACCTCGCTATTGACGCCGCCAAGGCTCTCGGCAAGTTAGATGTTGATGAGACCGATGTGCCAGAGGCGCCAGAGAACCCGCAATCAAAGTCAGGCGACGCCTGGGTCCTGGGCCGCCATCGACTTGTCGTAGGGGATAGCACCAAGCCAGAAACCTGGCAGCAGTTGATGGGCGACAAGCGCTTTGACTTGCTATGGACCGACCCGCCGTATGGCATTGAGTACGAGGGCAAGACCAAGGAGAAACTTACGATCCAGAACGACGGCTTGGCGGGGCTAGAGGACTTACTCAACGGCGTCTTTACGCTTGCCAACCAGAACGGAATCCCTGGCGCAGCCGTTTATGTTGCGCACCCTGATGGCCCTAACTCGGTTCAATTTCAGAGCGCATTTCTAGCCCAGGGTTGGAGATGGCACCAGCGGCTCATCTGGGTCAAGGACACGATGGTCATGGGCCATAGCGATTACCATCAACAGCACGAGGCAATCCTCTTCGGGTACCTTCCTGGAGGCGGGCGTAGAGGACGCGGAGGAGCGGGTTGGTACGGCCCTAACAACGAGGTGTCGGCAATCCATCACGACCGCCCTAAGGCGAATAAGGAGCACCCGACAATGAAGCCAATCGGTCTGGTAGCGCGGTTCATCCAGAACAGCGCGCCTATCGATGGGATCGTAGTCGATCCGTTCTGCGGCTCTGGGACCACCATCCTGGCAGCCGAGCAGACAAAGCGGATAGGCTACGGAGTAGAACTTGAGCCGAAGTACGCGGATGTTATCTGCGCGAGGTTTGAGAAGATGACTGGGATTACCCCAGTCCTAGAGTCGAGCGGCGCCACCGTCTCGTTTGTAAAGGAGTAGAAATGGGAGCACGACTATTGCCAACCGAACCAGTCGGTTCAATCCCTAGGCCAGAACGCTACCAGCGCGCCCTGGCAAGCATCCGCAACCAGGCGCTGGTTGACCAGGAAGGGGATGCAGCGGTCCGAGATACTATCGCCAAGTTTGAGGAGACTGGCTCTCCAATCATCACCGACGGCGAGCAGACTAAGTCCTCGTTCCTGCACTATGTTTTTGAAGGCGCAGAGAACATCGGACCAGGCTCAATTGCGGTTGGGTTCACCGATGGTCATAAGCGCGACATCCCGCAACTGCTTGCTGGGCCGTTCCGTTATGGAACCTACGCCGACAAGTATGTGCGCGAGGCCAAGGCGCTGACCGAGCGACCAGTCAAGGTTGCGGTCATGTCGGTGCACGCGCTCTCGCTGATCTATCCAGCGGACGGCATCGATGGATACTCCAAGGAGCAGTTTCTGGACGATTTGGTGGCCGAGGCCGCCAAGGAGATCGTGCTTTGCTTTGAGGCTGGCGCTGATTCAGTTCAGATTGACTGGACCGAGGGACGCCTCTCGCTGAAGTTGGACCATAGCGGGGCCTTCCTAGACGAAGGCATCAGGCTCAACAACGCGGTCATTGCTGCGGTGCCTGCCGAGTATCACGACCGCATCGGGCTGCATGTCTGCCCAGGAGGCGACCGAGATTCAACCCATAGCGCAGATGTTCCATACGAAGCGCTGCTCTCACGAATGTTTGAGATCAACGCCACGCGGTTCTACCTGCAAATGATCACGGAGCCAGACTACGAAGCAGCGCTCAAGATCGTAGGCGAGTATCTCCGCAAGGGTCAGATCGCGTATGTCGGCGTCACCAACCACTTGGTCGAGGAGGTAGAAAGCGCAGAGACTGTCCGCGATAGGATTCTCTTGGCCGCCAAATACATCCCGATTGAGCAACTTGGCACGACCGATGATTGCGGCTTCTCGCCGTTTACGGACGACCTCTCAACCAGCCGAGAGACCGCCTTTGCCAAGATCAAGGCGCGCATCGATGGCAACGCGCTCGCCAGCGCCGCGCTCCTCGGATAGTGGTCCACGCGGTCGAGTCCTTTGGATTTGATCACCGCACCCTCACGGCTCCGTTTGTCCGCCTCGCGGGCAGCGGGCTGGGAGGGTGCAACATCTCCAAGTACGACTTGCGATTTATCACACCGAATCAGGGCGTTATGGATACCGACGGACTGCACTCGCTAGAGCACATGCTGGCTGTAGCGATCCGCGACCACCGCACGAATGTCGTTGACATCTCACCGATGGGATGCCGCACTGGCTTCTATCTAAGTGAGGTCGGAGAGCCAGATACGATGGGCGTGCTAAACGCGCTTCGTAAGGCGCTCACCGACATCCTTGATGCGGCTACCGTTCCTGCGGCGAACGAGGAGCAGTGCGGCAACTGGAAAGACCACAACATCGTCAAGGCAAAGGACTATGCGCGGCTGTTCCTTGCAGCAGCGAGGTAGCCGATGGGCACTAGGGGGCCAGCGCCAAAGCCGACCAGGCTAAAGATTCTAGGCGGGGAGACCCGACCAAGCGTCATCAATTACGCCGAGCCGATCCCAGCGGGCGGCGCGCTGACGCCGCCTCCAGACATGCGCCAGGAGGCGCGGGTTATCTGGGAGCGGGTCGTAAATGCGCTGGGCTCAACAGGCGTCCTTACCTCGGCAGATCGGGATGTTCTACGCCTCTATGCGGAGGCGTTTGCCAGGTATCTCCAGGCAGAGGAGATGCTCAATAAGACAGGCCCGCTGCTCAAGGGTAGAGACGGCGCGTATGTTAAGAACCCGCTGCACCAGGTCGTGCGCGATAACGCCGACGCCGTCAAGAAGTATGCGCGAGAACTCGGACTCACTCCAGCGGCTAGAGTAGGACTGAAGGGGGACATCGATGGCCAAGCCAACTCGGCAACGGCGAAACTCGACGCGATCATCCGAGCCGCCCGCCGCGCCTGAGGGCGAGGTTGTTGCGACCTTCATCGAGTCGTTTTGCAGGCTATCCAAGGGGGATGAGGCTGGGCAACTGATCAAATTGCGGCCCTGGCAGCGCCAGATTCTGCACGATCTGTTTTCGCACCGAGAGGATGGAAGGCGCCGTTACCGACGCGGCCTACTCCTTATGCCTAGAAAGAACGGCAAGTCGCTCCTGGCTGCTGGCATCGCGCTCTATTCGCTGTTCAACGAGATAGGAGCCGAGGTCGCTATCGTCGCTGGCGACCGCGCCCAGGCCCGCATCATCTTTCGTGAGTGCGCCAGGATGGTTGAGTTAGACCCAGTGCTCTCGCGCAAACTTCATGTGCTGAGGGATGTAATTGAGTATTCCGAGACAGGCTCGGTGCTCCGCGTTCTATCCTCGGAAGCCTCGCGGGCAGAGGGGTACAACTTCAGCACCGTTCTCTTTGACGAGATCCATGTGCAGCCAGACGACAGGCTCTGGGCTACGGTCAACCTAGGAAGCGGTGCTCGCAAGAACCCGCTCGTCCTCGGCATCTCGACCGCAGGTACCAAGACAGACAATCGCGGCCAGGACTCGCTCTGCTACAAACTCTGGCAGTACGGTAGGCGTTTAGACAGCGGCGAGATAGAGGACGATGCGTTTTACTTCAGGTGCTTCACAGCACCAGACGACCTCGCCTGGGATTCACCAGAAGCCGCGAGGGCGGCCAACCCAGCCTACGGCGACTTCCTGGACCCTGAGGACTTCGCCGCCGCCGCTCGATCCATCCCGCGCCACGAGTACGAGACCAAGCGCCTGTGCCGCTGGGTCTATTCGTCGGACCCTTATCTCCCAGGCGGGACCTGGGACGCCTGCGCCGACAAGCAGATCGTGCTTAACGACGAGGACGAAATCGTCATGGGCTTTGACGGCTCTTTCTCTAACGACTCAACAGCCATCGTCGCCTGCCGCGTGGCCGACAAGGCGCTCTTTGTGCTTGGCCACTGGGAGCGTCCGATTGACGGCGACCTTGCCTGGCGCGTACCCATTGAAGAGGTAGAGGCAAAGATGCTCGCCCTCTATGGCAAGCACAAGGTTGTGGAGATCGTCTGCGACCCTTTTCGCTGGCAGCGCTCGATGGAGGCCTGGGCGCAGGTCGGTCTGCCGATTGTGGAATTTCCCCAGACACCGAGCCGTATGGTGCCAGCCACCGCTTCGTTCTATGATGCGGTTGTTAATATGCAACTGAAGCACGACGGTGATCCTCGCCTAGCAAGGCACGCTGCTAACGCGACGCCTTACTACAGCAGGAACGGACTTATGGTCAAGAAGGAAAGCAAGAATTCACTCAAGCGCATCGACTTGTTGGTCGCTGCCATCATGGCGCACAGCCGAGCAGGTACACTGGGCAGCGCACCTGCGCCAGCGGCGAAGCCAGCGGTTCAGTGGATTGAGTTGTAGGGAGACAGATGGGCATCCTTGATCGCGTCCTCGGACGCCAGCAGCCACAAGAGCAACGGTTCATCGGCGGCCAGTGGGTAGCCCAGGAGGCGTCGAGTGCCTCCGCTGGAGTCCTCGTGACTCAGGAAAACGCAACGAGCATTGGCGCGCTATACGCAGCCGTCTCGCTCTATGCAAACACAGTCGCGGGTATGCCCTGGGACACTTACATTCGCATTGATGGAACGCGCCGACCATACCGCCCGCGCCCGCGCTGGATGGATGTGCCGATTCCGAATAACCCGAACTTCACCTCTTTTGAATTTAAGCATCGCGTGGTCAGCAGCCTGCTGCTTGATGGCAACGCGTTTGTGCTTTGCCTCAGAGACTCGTCGGACGATGTTGTTGAGACTCGCGTCCTTGATCCGCAGAAGGTAGAGATTCGCTCTGGGGAAAACGGCGAGCCGATCTACCACATTGAAACCGTTGAGGGCGTGGCGATTCTTACGACGAAGGACATCATCCACATCCCGCTATTCGCAACAGCCGAGAACCATCGCGGCCTCTCGCCAGTCGAGCACCATAAGGTGACGCTTGGCCTCGCCAGCGCGACGCAGATTTTCAGCGCCAAGTTCTACGAGAACAACGCGAGCGTCGGTGGGCTGATTAAGGTTCCTGGGGAACTTACGCAGGATCAGGCAGAGGCACTGCGCACTGGCTTCGGGCGCCGACACGGTGGCGTTGATAAGGCGTGGCGCGTAGCCGTTCTGACTGGCGGTGCCGACTACACGCAACTCGGCGCCAAGATCAGCGACCTCCAACTCGTGGAGACGATGCACTACGGCGTAGAGGCTATCGCCAGAATCTACGGCGTGCCTCTGCACATGCTTCAGTACCCAGGCGGCAACACTTCTTATGCCTCGGTCGAGTTGATTGGCATCGAGTGGCTGCGCCTTGGCCTCGGCTCAATGATCGCTCGCCTTGAGGCGTCGTTCCAGCGGATCGTTCCAGGAAGCCAGCAGACCTTCCTGAAGTTCACGCTTGACGGATTACTGCGTGCAACCACCCAGGAACGCTATAACGCATATGCCACAGGTCTGAATAACGGCTTCCTCAGCATCAACGAGGTGAGGGCGCTGGAGGACCGAGCGCCAATTGATGGTGGCGACGAATATTGGAAGCCACTCAACATCGGTGTGGTTGGTACGGAGCCGACCGAGTAATGCCTTACTTCATCACCGACTCCGCAGAGGGATGCAGCGGCTGGGCTACCGTGAAAGAGGACGGCGAGGTTATCGGTTGCCACACCACAAAAGATGCCGCCGTTGAGCAGATGGTTGCCGTATCACTGGCCGAAGGAATTGAGCCTGGTGGCGAGCGCGCCCTCCCAGAGAATTACCGTCCTGCGCTGGCCGAGGATGTGCCGCAAGGCCGCGCCTGTGGAAATTGCGCGTTCTACAACGAGGACAACATTCAAGAGTCCGCAGATGGCGTCAAAGCCTACTGCGAGCGATGGGACGATTATGTTCGTGGCGATCACTACTGCAATGCCTGGCAACCGCACGATGAGGACGAGGGCGAGGATGATGTGGAGGACGAGGCTCGCATCCTCATCGATGTTCCCGAATACATCCAGGTTGCTGCCGAGAAGGGATTGACCTACCAGCGCAACGGATACGCTGGAGAAGGATTGACAGATCAAACGATTGAGGAGGCTCGACAGTTGCGCGCTGGCCAAGTTCAAGACAACAAGGTCACGCGGATGCGCGCCTGGATTCTGCGCCACCGACAAGACTGGGAAAGCGTGCCGCGCAACAACAACGCCGACGATCCAGACTTCCCAGGGCCAGGAGCCGTTGCCGCATACCTTTGGGGCGTGGACCCGACCGCAGAGAATGGAACAGAACGAGTGTTAGAGTGGGCAGACGGTGTGCTCGCGCCGCTCGCAACAGATGAAGAGAGGTTTGATGTGAAAGAATTGGAAACTCGTGCGTTGCCAATGGGGGAGTTCACGGTAGCGGATACCGAGGACGGTCAAAAGACATTCACAGGCTACGCCGCGCTCTTTGGCGCACCATCGGCTGGACTTCCGTTCACCGAGGTGATCGCTCCAGGCGCATTCCGTCGCACCCTAAGTCGAGCGGCTGAGGGCAAGAAAATCATTTCATTCCTCTTTGGGCACGACGAAACTCGCGCCCTGGCGACTACGGCAAGCGGGCGCCTCGCCTTGAGCGAGGACGAGCGCGGCCTGAAGGTTGAGGCTCGCCTTGACCCAGCCGATCCAGACGCCGCTGGCGTGATCAGCAAGTTGACGCACGAGGCTGCCGCGATGGGCATGTCCTTCGGCTTTACGATTCCTAAGAACGGCGACGAGTGGGACGAGGATGTTCGCACCCTTCGGGAGGTCAATCTCTTTGAGGTGAGCGTGCTCTCCGCTGGCCAGACGCCAGCCTATCCCGCGACGCTCGGCCTTACAGCGGTCCGCAAGGTCGCGCCCAGGATGGGCGTTGACGCCGACCGCCTTATTTCTGCCCTTGAGTCCATCAAGACAGCGCAACCGCTGTCCGCAGATGAGGCCGAGGTTATTGATACCGTCCGCGAGAAACTTGGGCCAAAGCGAGTGGCAACCGATCCTTCGGTGGCACGCGCCAGGCTCCTGCTTTCGCAGATGGAATCGGAGTCGCTCTAACAGCCACGAGACCCCGCCCCGCCGCGCTTTGTACGCGAGCCCGCGATCAGGTCATCCCGCTAGGCGAGCAGTAAACCTAAAGAGATAGAAAGGAGTCCGCCAAATGGCTGACATCAAGAAACTGCACGAGAAGCGTGCAAACCTGCTCACGCAGGCCACCAGCATTGTTGCTGAGGCTGCCGAGGCAGGAGCCGCCCTAGAGGGCGACAAGCAGGCGCAGTTTGAGGCCCTTACGGCTGAGGCTGCGACCATTGCCCAGGCGATCCGAAGCGAGAAGGAAGCATCAGAGGCTCGTTCAGCCGCCGATGTTGCCCGCGCTGAATTCGCTCAGGTGATTGCTCCTAAGGTCGAGAAGTCCGAAGGCAGCAACGATGAACTCCGCGCACTCGCTCGCTTGGGCGGTTCGCAGGTGTTTGAGTACCGCGATGTCTCACGAAGCACTGGCCTGGGCAACCCAGTCACCATTGCTGACCGAGTCAATGTTGTGGCCGCTCAGTTCAACCCGTTTATCGATCCAGCAATCGTCACGGTCGTTCGTACCAGCACTGGCAACAACATCCAGTTCCCTCGCGTCACGGCGCTAGGCACAGCGGGATCAGTTGCCGAAGCAGGCACGATTGGTGAGTCGGACGGAACGCTCAGCGCGCTTTCCCTCACGCCAGTCAAGTACGCGACCATTATTCAGGTGACAGAGGAGTTGGCCGAAGATGCCGCCTTTGACCTGAGCGCAATGATCGCTGAGAAGTGTGGGGCCGAAGTGGCCGTTGCTCACGGCGCGTTTGCTGGTACCGCGATTGCGGCTGCCTCAACGCTCGGACGCACAGGCTCAGGCACCACGATCAACCCGAATTACACCGACCTCGCGGTGCTCAAGGCGTCTGTGAACCAGGCTTACCGACGAGCACCAAAGGCTGGTTGGTTGATGAACGACACGACGCTCGGCGTTGTGACTGGTCTTGTCGATACGACTGGCCAGCCAATCTTCCGCGCAGGTGATGCGAACACTCCAGATCGACTCCTCGGAGCACCGATCTACAGTGCCGCACTCGTTGATCTTGCCGACGATACGGCAGGATCGATTCTGTTTGGAGATCTCGGTCAGATTTACACTGCCCTCGTCGGAGGTGTGCGTGTGGAAGTAAGCCGAGAGTTTGCCTGGAATTTGGGCCTCATCTCGTACAAGGTTGAGGTTCGCGGTGCGACAGGCTTGGCGCAGACGACTGCGGTCAAGCACTTCAAGTCCGCAAATGTCGCCTAACGCCTGAGGCGTTAGTGCAGGGAGTGGGGGGCTGGGCATAGCCCAGTCCCCCACAACCATTTTGGAGGCACATGAACTTGATCAAACGACTTAAGGCTCTGGCTGCCAAGGAGGCCGCTGCCAGAATCGACGCAGAGGGGTCTAGGAAGCCCCTAGAGCGCGCCGTAGCCGAAGGGCGCTATCGCAGGGCTACCTTGGACAGAACGCCTCTCCTGGGGCGGGAGAAAGGGCAAAAACAGTGAGCCTTAGCGTTGTGCGGTCAGCGCAGATTGCCGTAGGCACTGCAACGCCAGCCTTAGTCGCTGTTGGAAATAGTGGCGGCAGCATTGTTGGCCTGCACCAAGACGGCAACAGCAGCCACGCCATCTACCTCGGTGGAACTGCTGTCACGACATCAAACGGATACCTGATGCATAAGGGTGAGCATGTTGAGGTGATGTTGCCCGAAGGTGTCGCGCTGTATGCTGTTGCTGATACCAACGAGATTCTATTTGTCTTGCAGACTGGAGGTCGCTAATGTCATACGCATCCCTCGCAGAGTTTAAGAGCGCCATCGGAATCGGCACAGCCGACACGACCGATGACGGCGCGCTCCAGTCTGTCCTTGATGCAACGGACGCGCTGATCGACCTCTACACCGACCGCAAGCAGGGCTTTGGCACCGCGACCGAGACGCGCTACTACACAGCAGAGGACTACCGCTATGTCCTGGTCGATGATCTGGTGAGCGTTTCCTCGCTTACTACAGACGACGACGGCAACGGCACTTATGAAACAACCTGGGTGGCGAACACCGATTACAACCTCGCGCCAGGCAACGCCGCGCTAGACGGCTGGCCCTACAACGAGATTGATGTGTCGGTGAACTGGCCGCGCAACTTCCCACGCGATGTCTATCGCGGCGTGCGCGTGACTGGCGTGTTCGGTTGGCCTAGTGTGCCAAGCGCCGTCAAGCAAGCGGCAATCATCCAGGCAGGCGCTGTGTGGTCAAGTCGGACAAGTCCATTCGGGGTTATCGGTGGTCAGGACCTGGGCGGTATCTTGCGGCAGACCAGGGCGCTACACCCAGAGGCTCAAGTGCTTCTAGAGGCGTATCGCAAGCGCGAGGGACTGGCTCGGTGAGTTTCAACGACGCGACGATCATTGGTGGTCTTGCCGCGCACCTATCTGCCAGAACTCCACCGACAGGCTACGCGCTGCGCAATGTCTATTCGTACCCGCCAGACAACCTAGCCGTCGTTCCTGCCATCGTGATCATCCCAGGCGAGGACAGCATCTCTTACGGCGCCGCTAACCGCCAGGTTGTTCTTACCCTGAACGCTGTGATGTATCTCCAGCCGCAGGCCGATCTTGGTCGCAAGTATGCTGACCTGATGGTCTGGCGCACCTGGTTGCGGGATGCGCTCATCGATGGCGTTACGCTTAACGGAACCGACGCCGTTGCGCAGGCGAGTGTCACGAGCACTACAATGGGAACCGACACCTGGGCGGATCAGGAATATTTGACCATCAGTGCGAGCATTGAGGTCACAGGAGTGGAGGCTATAAATGCCAGCGCCTAAACGAATCATCAGCCACATCGAGGTGCGATACATCCAGGGCTCGCTCGCAGAGGGTGAGTTTGTGGGTGGGCTCCCACTCGATGGGTCTACAATCAACGCACCTGCGGTCCTCGCGGAAGCCTGGATTGCATCAGGAATCGCTCAACGAGTAAGTGCCGCACCAGCGGTTGAAGACGACAAGGAGACCGAATAATGCCAGCCGCCTCCGCAGGAAATGTCCTGTTCAGCAAGTTGGTCGCCTTCAAAGAGGCGACCCCTGGAACGATCCCGACGCTTACCTCTGGTGGCCGCAAACTGCTGGTCTCACCAACTGGCGTCCTGACAGAAGGGACAACCATAGAACTTGGAGCCGAGCGCTCGGTTGCTCTCCGCAATCCACTTATTAGCACGACTGGCACCATCGTCTCCGTTGAGCCAACACTCAGCGCGACCGTCCCTGCCATTAGCGTTGGTGAACTTCCAATCTGGTTGTCGATGCTTGGCACCGCCACACCGACTGGTACCGCTACGCCGTACATCTACGACTACGACTGGAGCATGACGGCCAGCAACAACCCGACCTCTTACTCCCTGGTCGCTACCGATGGACAGCAGCAGTATGTCGCCAATTACTGCCTCGCGGAGTCCATCACGATTGCGGCTGATCGCAGTGGGCTTACAAATCTAAGCGCAAACCTCTTCGCGCAGCAGATTGCCAAGAACAGCGCGACGCTTGCCGAAGGCACGCCGACCTCGCCGTTCCTTGCTGGCCGCCTTTGGAATGCCTACCAGAGCGGGACAGTATTCCCAGGCACCGCTTCAGGAACCGCCTACAACTATCTCTTGGATTACAGCCTTGAGTTCAACGCGGGCCTGCTCCGTCAGGCGTACCTGGCGGGCACGACGGTCTTTAGCACGCATGCAGAGAGCGGGCCGTTCACTGGCACGCTTACGATGACGGTGAGCAGCACCGCATCGGCGGTGAGCGTGTGGTATGACGCCTACAAGGCGGCAACGCCTGTCGGCGTCCGACTTGCCTGGACCGACGGCACACGCTCCGCAAACATCATGTGCATGGTTGTACCGACCGAGGTCCAGCAGATGGCTGGCGCCGAGGATGGCCTCACGACTATGGCGGTGACTGGCACCCTGGTCTACGACCCGACCAGCGCCAAGAGCCTGCGAATTATTGTAGGGAGCGACCTTAGCGCGCTGCCATAAGTTTAATTGAGGAGGCTAGATGAGCCAGAGCAAGCCACAGTTCCGCACCGTTGAGATCACCCTGTCCGCGCCGTTTGACGGTTGGACAGCCACAATGAAGGCAGAGGGCGTCCCTGCTCGCGTCTTCATTGAGTTGCAGAGCGGAAGCGCAGAGCGGGCACTCAATGCGCTCAAGAACCTCGTGGTGAAACACAACTTCCTCACGGACGAGGGCGCGCCAGCGGCAGAGGTGCTTGACGCACCGATGGACGCACTGAGCGACGCGATCACGAAGTGGAGCGACGCGGTAGCAGCACTCCCCCCTCGATAAGGCTCGACGCCCAGCGGCTGGCGGCGGGTCGTTCACTCACGCCGCACCCGCTGATCGCAGCGCATCTTATCGGGGAGAAGTTCCACATCCCACCGCATGAGGTGCTGGAGTGGGAAGCAGGAGACTTCACTCGTACACTGTCTCTGATGTCTGACCTACAACCTAAGGAGCACCGTGGCCGCTAACGACTCGCTTGTTCTACAAATTAAGACCGACAAAGCCTACGATGACCTGCGCATCGGCTTCCTCCAGGCAGATAACCCAGGTGCGTTTAGGCGTCTCAATTCCATTGCCACGCTTAACGCGGCCCGCAAGATACTCCCACCGATCAAGCAGGCAGCGCCTACAGGTCGGACAACGGAGGCGCCAGGGCGGCTCAAGAAAAATGTGAAGGCTCGCGGCGTTCGGTTTAACAAGCCAGGGGCGGTTGTTGGAATCAAGCGCGGAAAGAACGACGCCTGGTATGCCTGGTTCGTAACCGCTGGTCGCAGCGGGCGTAGAAGGACTAAGAGCGGCATTGTTGGTGTTCGTGCAGTATCCCCACGACCATTCGTGTCCGATACGATCAAGCGGGGCGGTATCATTCAGTCTGCGATGGAGGCGTACTCCTCCACCGTTGAGAAGTTTCTAAACGACAAACCTTTTAGGCAGACAATTTTGCGTTTTAAGAGAGGGAGATAATGGTCGGATCAGATCGCTCCGCTAACTTCGTCATCAAGGCTAAGGACGCCGCGACTGGGCCGCTTGGCAAAGTCGGCGGCGCGATGGGCAAACTCAAGAGCGTGGCTGGCACGGCGTTCAAGGCAATCGGCGCAGCGGCTATTGCCGCAGGTGCAGCACTCGTAGCCTTCGCAGCCAGCGCAGTCAAGGCTGCGGCAGACGATGAAAAGCAGACGATCAGGCTCAACGCGGCACTTCAAGCGCGTGGCTACCAGATGGATCAACTCTCGCCAAAGATCGAGGAGCAGATCAAGGCGATGGCTCGCCTCGGCTTCACGGACGACCAGGTGCGAGATGGGCTAGAGATCGGGAGTCGCTTTTTTAAGAATCAGGAGAACCTGCTCAGGGCGAACGCCGTCGCTGCAAATATCGCAGCAGCAACTGGCAAGGACCTCAGCACCGTGATGCTCGCCATCGGAAGAGGCGCATTGGGCAGCACGCGTGGCTTGGTGCAACTTGGCATTCAGGTTGAGAAGGGCGCCAAACTCAAGGACATCCTGCGAGCCGCTGACGAAAAGTATCTCGGCGTGGCTGAGGAAGTCGCCAACAGCACGAGCGGCAAGTTCGCCGCAGCGCAGATCCGCTTCAACGAGGCGATTGAGAACTTCGGCTACAAGTTGCTGCCAGTGGTCAATGAGGCCCTTGCCTTCCTGACCGAGACGGCTTTGCCTGCCTTTGAGCGACTAATGGAGGACCTGGGACCTATCTTCACCGACATCTTGGACAATTATGTCCGACCACTCTTTGATTCGTTCAGCGAACTGTTTGCCATCTTTGACACTGGGGACGATTCAATCAGCCTCCTGACCATCGCACTTGCGCCGCTGAAGTTGGCGCTTGAAGCCATCAAGATCGTCATTGACGCCATCGTTGCTGGACTAAAGTTCATCGGAATCGGCAAAGGCTCAAGCGCAGCGACCAATCTATCCAACGCTGCTGCAAACGCAGGCTACGGCGGATCATCGTTCGTGAACCCGATGAACGCAGGTGTCAGGGCGCCAAATACTCCAACAACCTCAGGCTACGCGACAGGCTACGGAGTCGCGCCAGTCAGCCTCACCATCGGCACGCAGGCGCAGACCACGCTCGCCTACAAGTACGGCCAGGGCGTGACAGCATCAACAGGAACTCGCACTGGAGGACGCT